ACAATTGCAGTTGGGTTTTTTTTCAATAACCTTATTTTAAGACTTGCAAAATTAAGCTTTTTCTGCTAATATAGACTTATCACTTTAACAGAGGGTATAAAATGAGAAAAGTTAAAACACCGTTTGCCATTATCAGTGCCGAACGTTTTACGCTTACTAATGGTGAAAATCAAAAAAGACATCAAGAGTTATTGACTCAACTTAAAAGAGATGGATTCAAAACAAAAGTTGTTGAGGGCGTCTATCATGGTCAAGTCGAAAAGTCTATCTTAGTTCTACTTGACTCTAAATTTTTATCGGTTGACCTTGGTTACTTAAAGAACTATGGCATGATTTTTGATCAAGAATCAATCTTATTTGTTGATTCTGATAGAAAAGCCGAATTACATTTTCCTGCTACAAATAAAGCTGAAAAGTTAGGGAATTTTGTAGCAGTAACTAAGGGCATAGCGGTCCAATGTAATAACTACACTCAAGACGGTCAAGACTATTATATTTGCGATCTAGCCGGTGTGGCTTAACATTTTACTTGACCAAGGAAGGTTTTTGTGCTAATATGTTTATAGGGGGATTCAAATGGAAACAAAAACTATAAAATTAGAAACACTAGAAAACGTTATTCTATTTCCTAGCCGTGAGAAATCCGATGAAAAGGATAGTAAATTTCCGTCTGAATTTCCTTATAAACATCTTTTACCTAAATTGGAGGTAGCATGATTAAAATTTTAAAAGATGTGGCTTTAGTAGTATTTTTATTTATCGCCATGGCTAACATTGGAAAAGCAAATGAAGATGGTGGGGTTAGACTTGAAAACGGTTGTTATACTTTACATGTTATAGTTGAGGGGGATCATGGGAAGAAAATCATTCTAGTACAAGATTGTAGAGGAGGTAGAAAAATATGAAAAGAATTAGTTTAGACAAATGGAAAAGAAACAAAACTTTAAGATTAATTAAAAAAGCTTTTGGAGGCAAAAATGGAAATAGTAAAACCAACAACAAAAAAAGTTCACGTAAGACTAGATGAGGATAGTGCAAGAATTTTATTTGAGATTGTTCATAAAGCAGTTAGGGACATTTATGCCGGTGACGATTGGAACGATAGAAGTACTTTAGACGAGAGAACCGATAGGCTTATGGTGGAAGCTGAAGTCAGGGACGCCCTTTATCGGTTTGATAAAAGAATGAACAGAATCTAATTAAATGAATAGAATCTAATTAAAGGGCTTGACAGCCCTTTTTTTTTGTGCTATATTAAATTATAGGGGGCGACGATGGAAGATACAAAACACTTAATTAATTTATATACATATCAACAAGACAAAATCAAGCAATTAGAAAAAGAGAATGAAGAATTAAAATCTGATAAAACTCCAAAATGGAGATGGCAGTGGTATGATTTGGAGCTACAAAAAGCAGAAAAAGAAAT